CGGTTTCGGGGACGCGGTATGACTGCGACAGTGTTTCGGAGCCGCCGGGTAGGTTTATGAAGTGATCCACATCTGCGCCCGCCCATCGGTAGATAGCTTGGTCATCGTCTCCTGCGCAATACATCCTCTTGGAGCTATCGTCTAAGATATGAGCAATATCCCATTGCAGCGGGCTTAAATCCTGCGCTTCGTCCAAGAAGCATAGATCAAATTCAGGCCGGAATGTGTTTTTTCCAGAGACAAACTGATCCAACATGTCTGTGAAGTCGTATAAACCCAAACCCTTTTTGTATTCGCGCAAGCATTTGTCCACGTAATTCACAGTATTCCAGTCTTCTTCCAGATTGCTCTGGTTATATTGTTCCCGAAGGTCTACTTTGCGCAGCCTTGCCAAGTTAATCAGGCCTAGTATGGGATCGTTTCCCGACACTACCGAAGGCATATCTTCGTCAAAGCTGGTGTTTTTTGCTGCGCCCAGCGATACGCCGATCTTCTGACCAAGCTCTTTAAAGTTAGCGTCCTGCATAACTTGCTCGGGACGGATGTCTGTCATTGTTAGAGCAAGCGAGTGCAACGTCCGGAAGTAGATTAGGTCTTTCTTGGCATCCAACCCAAAGCGTTCCGCAGCGCGTTCCTTGGCCTCGTTAGCCGCTTTGCGGGTAAAGGCTAGGAAAGCAATGCGGTGGGGGTGTGTGCCCGCCGCCAGAGCATCGTCCACCATGTTTAGCAGCGTAGTCGTTTTGCCTGTGCCGGGAGGGCCGAATATTCTAAACATCTTTAGACTTCTCCCGTTTGTATATTTGTTGAACGCGTTGTTTTGAGATGCCAAACCACTTGGCCACCGCAGTCATGGTGACGTGCTGTTCATCGATGAGGCGCATAATCTCTGCGTTGCGCATCGCTTTTAAAACATTAGGCATTAAAACGGAGCCTCTTCTTGGGACCCAAACTGTGGCGGATCAATGTTTATATCGGCACTATCGAAAGATGGTATCTGCCAGACACGGACGGCACGGCCCTTGATCTTCATCACAAGGCTACTTCCATTTATGTCCCGTAGGCGCTGGGCAATGCGGTGTGACTTGTATTCGAAGAACTTATTTTTCTTCAGGAAGTTTTCGAAGTCTTTAAGCCTGAAGTACGTGATGTTCATCTCTTCATCGGTCCAAGGCTTGCGCAACAGGATTTCCTCTTTGTCCTGTGCCACCTGTAGGTGGGCGCAAAACTCCTCCAAATAATCGTAGAACTGTCCGCTGATGCTGGCATCTTGCGCGACTTCGATAATTGCGCTCTCGTTATCTTTCATCTCACTTAACAGTGTGCTTATCCGGCTCTCCCATTGCTGCTTGGCAACGGATCGTGGCATGAAGTTAAGCTGTTCCATACAAGCTTTTTGGAACGTCATTTGGTTCATTAGGGCGTCGGTGTCCATTTCTAGCGGCTCGCCATTAACGTCCATAAACCACACGGGTGGGGTAGAGTTGTACTTTCGGAGGTTTGCGATTGTAGCCCCTGCTACCGCGGCTCCTATGCCGAACTTACGCGTCCGACATAGGTCTTTATTGCAGTGCGAATTGATCGGAGCGTCAGAACATTTGTAAGCGTAATCTTTTCGCTCTACTTGTTTGGCAACAACGTTTACCTCCGACAGTGGTAGTGGCGGAGATATGTACTCCATGTTGAAGCGGAGTATTTCGGACTCCCAGCTATCTGGGTATGCTTTCCGTAAGTAAACGCCGATGTTAAATAAACCATTGTTACGTCCTCCTTCGCTAATGCCTGCTTTGCACAGGATTTGTAGACAGGGCGGGCCGTCCTTGAGTAGGTCGGTTTCGCCGCCACCTACTATTTGTAGCTTAACAATTTGTTCCGGCGTTTGAACATGTTTTTCGTATAATTCAATAAATTCTTCTAAGGTTGCAGACGTACCGTCATCCAAGAAGCCGTAGCGCAGACCGTTTTCGTGGTCGTAGTATGGCAAGTTTAGGAAGTTACCCACGTCGCCACGGTCGAGGTGGAGCCTTATCTGCTTTGGGAATATCTCGCTTTCGCCATATCCGAGAGCCGCGGCTATTGATTGCAGAGCCTTCTGCATATCTTTGGCGGCTGTCCAGTCGCTTGCGAACAAGAAGCAGTGCGCTCCGCCTGATTTAGAGCGGCACACTACCATTGGTATTTTTAGTTTACGGATTTTATTGACAAGAACTTTGTGGTCTAGCGGGTACTGATCGATATCAATACACCCCCACTTACAGCAATTGTCTTCGTTAATTGGGATAATGCCTAATCCCGCACCTTTTCCAGAGAGGTGGTTGTCCCACAACTTCTGGTCCCGCGGTTCCCGTAGGATTCCCGCTTTGCCTTTGGCTTTGCCACCGGCACCTGTGTTCTCAATTTTAAAGTAGCCGTAGGCCTCTTTTAAACCATCAAAGATGGCCATAAATTTATCTGCTGACATTATTGCCCCCGCCCGAAAGAAAAACGGCGGGGCACAATTACCCCGCCGCGAACACTACTTAAAACGGTATATCGTTCGAAGTTTGTGTTGCTTCATCGTCCGAGTGTTTCACAACAACCTCACCAGCGTTAATGCTTGCTGCAAATTCTTTAGCGCGTGAATACATGTGTGCTTCGGACACGGGGCCCGCTACAGACATTTCCCACCCGTGCCATGACCCCTTGGAGTTCTCTTCCCCAATTGTTTTCAAGTCATAGACGTAGGCAAACCGCGGTGGTGTGAAGGGTCCTTTCGATCCCATCATTGAACGTGACGCCATGATGCTGTTCCATTTACGCGACTTTTTAAGCTGCGTAGATTTCATAGCAATCAAGGCTGTTTCCATTGAGCCGTCTTCCGCGAGCAAGATAACAAAGTGCTGGTGCGTTTCTTCGATGTATTCACCAGAGCCGTCCATCACATAGTCTTTGTTATCCTCCTTGGAGCGTTGCACCTCTGGGCGCTTGTCCGCGGGGGTGTAGATCGCGGTTGGTGCGCCGCTCCCAACGCCCCGTGGAGCCCACTGGATGAACCGACGCTGATACGCGCACGGGATGACCTTAATACCTGTCTTGCCCTTGTAGAGGGCTCCTGTGACGGTATTATAGATGTCCCCCTTGCGGGCATCCTCATTAACGTCCAGTACCGGATCATTTCCAGACAGAACTTTTAGAAATGGCAGGGCGAGGTCTTCTTGACCCAAATCCTGTAATCCATTACCGGCGTCTTCTTCGAACATCGCAGGGTTAAACTCCACGATTTCCGCTGTTTCTTTTTTTGCAACTTCTTTTGACTGTGCCATATTATTTACCTCTCTTAATGACTGCGCGTTGACCAACATAAGCTCCGAATAATTCCATCGGAAACTCTTCTCCTGCCTCGCACCTTTCTTTCACAAACGCCCGTAGGGTCTGCGGGTGAATTTCGGTTTTCTGCGTGGGCACAAAACCTTCCTTTTCAGCAAATGCCGAAAAAGCATTGGCTTGATCGTCCTCGCCACGTCCAAACTGACACAAGACAGTGTTCTTAATAATGTCGTCGTATCCGTTTTCGCGCAGCCAGTCGTAGGCTTGCGGACGATTGTTTACCAGTATGGAGGCTCCATACGTTTGTTTGACCTGAACAGTAGAACCGTCATCCAAGGCAAACGAAGATATACCTATTTCTGCAAGCATCGCGGGCATGTCTTCATCCGTGAACTTCAAAAGCTCTTTCTTCAAACTCTTGGCTAATTGCTCAAGGTTTTCAATCTGTGCTTCATGGTCACGGATTTTTCTGGCCAACTCCGCCACCGTTTGGAGGCCTTGTTGATCTATCTTTTCGACAGAAGAGGCGATAGTGTCCTCAAAATCTTCTTCCATCATTTTTAGTACGTCGTCACTCATTCCGAGTCTCCTTCGTGGTTAAAGGCACCTGTCGGGCCTTGACAATTACAGATAATATCTTATACTCCGCACTTGTCAAGCAGTTTTTAAGGAAAATAAAATGCGTGGATTTGATTACAAAACCAACCCGTATGACCACCAAAGAAAAGCGTTAGAAGCTTCGTGGGCCGAGGAGTATTATGCACTGTTTATGGAGATGGGAACAGGTAAAACCAAAGTTGCTATTGATACCATGGCGGTTCTTTACGAAGCTGGCAAGATCAATGCGGCGTTAATTGTTGCGCCCAAAGGTGTTTATGACAACTGGTTTAAGAACGAAATCCCCGCGCATTTACCTGATAGGATCGAACGGACCTTGCTGCGTTGGACCCCGGCTAAGACAAAACGTATGGAAATAGACTTAAAAGACTTCATTGTCGGTGACCTTAACGGTATAAAAATATTTGTTATGAACATAGAGGCGTTTTCTACGTCACGCGGGACAGATGCGGCAACGGCCTTCCTGTACCAAAACCCCAACAATCTTGTGGTGGTAGACGAAAGCACCACCATCAAAAACCGCAAAGCCGCGCGGACAAAGAACATCGTTAAGTTGCAAGAATATTCAAAGTACCGGCGCATTCTGACAGGTTCCCCCATCACTAAAAGTCCTATGGATTTGTTTAGCCAGTGCGATTTCCTAAAGAATAAGGCTCTGGGATTTAACAGCTACTTTGCCTTTCAAGCGCGGTACGCGAACATTCAGCAACGGACTATGGGTCACCGCAGCTTCCAACAG